CGAGGCGCTTCAGGGCCGATGACTACGAGCCCGCTGCGAGCGGGTAGGAGGGGAGCTATGACATGTCCATCGTGCGGCAAAGACGGCAATCATGTCATCGACAACAAAAGCGTGCGAAACATCAACTGGCGCCGGCGGGAATGCCAGGACTGCGGTCATCGCTGGTGGACTTCTGAAATCGAGGATGAGCCGGTGTGGGGCGAGCTCTCAGAGGAAAATACGGCATATGTGCCGTCCCGACCCCAGATATGCCGTTGATGTGGTTGTATTGCTTGACCGAACACCATATGTGTGTAGGCAGCAGGATTCTCTGGGAGGGGAACGCTGGCTACACGCGGCAATGGCCGACCAACACGATATACCACTGCACTCGATCAGCAGGCGTATCATCTTGCGCTCCTCGGCGCGACAGACGATGACCTTGCTCGCGCATTTGGCGTCACCGATCGCACCATCGATAACTGGAAGAAACGTCACCCAAGTTTTCTTCGCTCCATAAAGGCTGCGAAGGAAGAGGCCGACGCGCGCGTGGTCGAGTCGCTCTACCATCGGGCCACCGGCTACTCACACCCTGACGTGGTGGTCACGAGCTACCAGGGCGACGTCACGCTCACCGAGATCGAAAAGCATTATCCGCCTGACGCCACCTCGATGATCTTCTGGCTCAAGAACCGGCAGCCGAAGCAATGGCGCGACAAGCAGGAGCTCGAGCACTCCGGCGAAGTGACCGGCCGCCTGGTCATCGAGCGGCCTGGGGGCGACGATGCCGACCGCTGAGCGCACTGAGTACCGGGTCAAACTGATGCCTCGGCAAGACCGCTTCGTGTTCAGCGGTGCGAAGTTCCCGGCCTTCGTCGGTGGACTTGGCAGCGGGAAGCCGATGGCCGGTGCGATCCGCTCATACCGCTACGCGGCGCTCTCCGATGGCCTGGTGGTGGCCCCGACCTTCCCGATGCTCCGGGACTCAACCCAGTACACATTTTTCGAGCTCCTCGACAAAGGCGGCGTGCCGTACACCTTCAACAAGGCAGACCAGGAGGCAGACCTGTTCGGCCACCGCGTGCTGTTCAGGACAGCCGAACACGCCGACCGGCTGCGCGGACCCAACCTCGGGTGGGCATGGCTCGATGAGGCAGCGCTGATGCGCCGGCGCGTGTGGGACGTGGTACTCGGCCGTCTGCGTGTCGGGGATCCGTCCGCCTGGGCGACCACGACGCCGGCTGGTTTCAACTGGGTCTATGACCTGTGGCAGACGCCCGGCGACCAGTACGAGCTGCACACCGCCTCGACGCGGGAGAACCGCTATCTACCCAAGGGCTACGTGCATGACCTGGAGGATGCGTACTCCGGAGAGTTCGCCGCGCAGGAGATCGATGGCCAGTTCGTGGCCTTCGAGGGGCTGGTTTACAGCGAGTACCGCGATGCAATCCACCTCATCGAAGACGACCCGAGCGAGCGCTGGCACCGCGTACGAAGCATCGATTTTGGCTTTACCAACCCCTTTGTCTGCCTGTGGGGCGCGATCGACGAGGACGGCAGGCTCTATGTCTACGACGAGCACTACGAGCGCAAGACGCTGATCAGGGATCACGCTGCGGCGATCAATGCGCGCGGCGGCAAGTACGACTGGACCGTGAGCGACCACGACGCACAGGACGCCGCGGAGCTCGCGCAGCATGGCGTGCTGACAGTAAATGCGCGCAAGGATGTCACCATCGGGCTGCAGCGGGTAAAGGCCCGGATGAAGGTCAAGGAAGACGGGCGCCCCCGGCTGTACATCCACGACCGGTGCGTGAACCTGCGCCGGGAGCTCGGCATGTACCGCTGGCGCGGAGACAACCGCGAGGAGCCGGTGAAGGAGAACGACCATGCCATGGACGCGCTGCGCTACATGGTCATGGGCATCGATTCCGGCTCCGGCGCGGTCCCGAAAGCATCCCGCGAGACGCGCCCGGTTACCGCTGGCATGCGGGAGGATCGCTGGTAATGGCAAAGCAATACGGCGTGAGCGGCAATCGTCCACTGTGGGGGCAGCTCCAGACCGGTGAGCATATTTCATTGCTTGACGGCCCCGCCGGCCGCGCGATCTTCGCCGAGATGGCCCGCTCAGACGACCGCATCACCGCGGTGCTCGAGGCCCGGCGGCTGCCGATCCTGCGCAACACCTACCGCGTCGAGCCTCCGACCGAGGACCCGCGCGACGTTGAGATCGCCGAGTTCGTCCAGGACAACCTGTTCAACCGGATGAGCATGTCGTGGCAGGACACGCTACGCCACGCGATGCTCATGGACGCATACGGGTTCACCGTGTTTGAAAACCTGTTCATGCGCTCACGCGACGACGGGAAGATCAGGCTCAAGAAGCTTGACCCGCGGCTGCCGACGAGCATTCAGAGCTGGTACTACAACGGCGACTCGCTCGAGTACATCGAGCAGATCGGAAGCGACGGCGCCATCTACAAGTTGCCAATCGAGAGCTGCGTGGTCATGACGCGCAACCGAGTCGGCGACAACTGGGAGGGCACCTCGGCTCTGCGATCTGTCTACGGGCTGTGGAAGATCAAGAACCAGATGCTCAAGGTCGCCGCGATCAAGCATGACCGCTTCGGCGCAGGCACCCCGGTTGCAAAAGCCCCGGAGGGCGTCGACTCAAACAGCGAAGCATGGGCGGCGATGAAAACGGCGCTCGAGGACTACCACGCGAACGAAGTCGGGTATCTCATGCTGCCCGCCGGATGGGAGATCGACATCCTCACGCCAAAGGTTGGGTCCAACGGCGGCACCGATGTTGAGGGCTTCATCAAGCAGCTTGACGAGGGGATCGCGATATCGCTCCTCGCGCAGTTCCTGAACCTCGGCACCTCAGAGACCGGCAGCCGTTCGCTCGGGCAGTCGTTCATCGACTTCTTCCTCATGGCCGAGCAGGAGACCGCCAACTACATCTGCGACACGCTGAACCGCTTCGTCATCCAGCAGCTCGTTGACTACAACTGGCCCGACGTTCAGGAGTATCCCCGGTTGCGCCCGGCGCAGATCCGAGAGCTCGACTACGAGACGCTTGCCAAGCTGAAAACCGCCGGGGTGCTCACCCAACGGGGCGAGCTTGAGAACGCCGTGCGCGTCGGCCTCGGGCTGCCGGAAGTCGACGAGGACGAAGAGCCGTTGCCGACGCCGCCACCCGCGGCGCCGGAGCGCAAGCCTGACGATGAGCCACCGCCGGAGGACGACGCCGACGAGCAGGACCCCGAGGACATAGAGGCCGATGACCACGGCCACACGCATACCTTCGCCGAGCCTCCCGAGGAGGTCATGGCGTTCATGCAGTTTGACGCTATGGAGGCGGAGCTTGACGCTGCACAGGATGAGCTGCTTGACCAGGTGATGCGCACGCGCACGACGCAGGTTGACCGCCTGGTCTCTGAGATCGTCGCGGGCAAGGCCGTGCGCAACCTCACGGTGGTCGCGAAGAAAGACATGTTCGACGACGCAGCCAGAGCCTTCCGGGCGCAGATTCGCGTGGGGCGCGAGCAGGTGCGCGAAGAACTCGCCCGTCAGCGCCCCGGATACTCACTCGCCGACCCGGTGAGCGATGACCAGTTCGTGCAGTTGGTGCTTGAAGAGCTCTCACTCCTGGTAGATGGGGCAGGGGAAAAGCTCAAGGCGATGATCGCCAAGCTGGCGCTTGACCTGCAGAAGACCGGGCTTGCAGGTGACGCGCTTCGTGTCGAGCTCTACCGCCGGATACCGGAGAAGATCAGCGACGCCACATGGCGCGAGCTTGTCGGAACGGCGGTCAATCAGGGCTGGGGCCACGGCCGCAATCTTGAGCTCGTGAGCGCCGGTGATGATGTGCAGCGCTACATGCGCCTTGGGATACTTGACCGCAACCTCTGCGACGTGTGCGGCCCGAAAGACCAGTTGGAAGTCTCGCCCGGTGACCCGGAGTTCCGAGTGCCCGATCAGGAATGCGAGGGCGGCCCGGGACGGTGCCGGTGCGTGATTGTCGCAATCATGAAGAGCGAGGTGGCGGCATGAGGGCCATTGCCCGCTTTGCCAGATGGAAGGCCCGCCGGCGGGTGCGCAGAGAAAACCTGCTCGCGATCCAGATGTACCGCGAGCACAACGGGCGCTATACGATCGAGCACTGCCTCGAGGCGGTGAGGGGGAAACAGTAATGCCGTGGACAACTGCCGACGTTGACCGGTTCAAGAAGGGGCTCGCCGATGAGCAGAAGGCGCGATGGGTCGCGATCGCGAACGGCACGCTCGCCGACTGCATGAAGCAGGACGACGCCGACGAGCTTGACTGCGAGGTCAAGGCTGTGCGCGTTGCCAACGCGACCGTCGAGGGCAAGGAGAAGGCCGCGGCGCTCGCGATGGCAGACACGCCGAATCCGCTCACCGTTTCAGACCACCGCGAGACCATCAACATCGCGCTCGCGGAGACCGCGGAGGATGGCGAGTATCAGCTCGCGTTTCCGATCGGACTGTTCAAGACCAGCAAGTACGGCGAGGTGATCGTAACCCGGACCTTCGCCGAGCGCATGGTTGAGAACTGGAAGGGTGGCGCACTGGGGAACCGCAACGTGTTCATGGACACCGAACACGACTTCGGCGAGGCGAACGCCTGGGCACGCGATGCCCGCGTTTCTGACGATGGCCTTGAGATCGCATGGGACTTCACGGCACGTGGCCGCGAGCTCGTCGCAGACCGGCGCTACCGCTACTACTCGGCCGCGATCGGATGGGCCGTGGACACCGAGACCGGCGATGAGCACTTCCCGGTGCTGCACGCCGTGAGTCTCACGAACATGCCGGTCATGAACCGGATGCCGGAGGCGCACTTGAGCGACCCTCCGGATGGAACAGGTACGAAACCCGCTCATGGAGATGGGGAACAGATACACGAGGAGGAGAGTATGAAGACTCTCGCAGAGATTTTGACGGCTCTGCTCGCTCTCTCAGACGAAGAGCGGGGAGAGGCCGCGCCCGACGACCTCGAGAAGGTCGTCAAGGCATTCGGGATCGACGTCGGAACCGCAGACCGGGTCAGGGAGCTCCAGGACAAGGTCAGCGTATCCGAGGAGAAGATCACGCTCCTGCACAACGAGAATCGGGAAATGTCCGAGAAGCTCAGCGCCTACAAGGACGCCGAGCGCAAGGCCGCACGAGACAAGGTCATTGAAAAGGCGCTTGACGAAGGACGCATTCTCCCGAAGGACCGCGAGGCGTGGGAGGGGATCTACGACAAGGATCCTGAAGGGACCGAGAAGCTCCTGTCCACCAAGGGCAAGGAGATCGACTTTGACAGACACGGCACTTCCCGCGGGAAGGAAATCGCCGGACTCTCCGAGGAAGAGCGCGAGACGCTTGCCAAGCTCGGGATCACCGACGAGGACGTGAAGCAGTACGGAGGTGATGCGTAATGGCACTCACAGCAGCAGTCAAAAGGGAGTTTGTCGGCGCGCAGGAGGTGCTTGAGCTCGCCACCGCCGGGAACGACACCTACTACGAGGGGGCGCTCCTGCACATCGACGCGGACGGGTACGCGGATGTGCCGTCTGACACCGCGGCATTGCCCACGCTTGGAGTGTACTCCGGCAGGCAGGGCGAGGAGTTTGCCGTTGCAAGCGGCTCGCACGACAAGATCGAGGTCCTGCGGGGCCTGGTCTGGGTCGCGTTCTCCGGCGCCGCTCAGTCGGACGTGGGAGAGCTCTTCTATCTGTCGGACGACAACACCCTCACGCAGACCGCAGGGTCGAAGACCTGGGGCTTGCTCGCGGTTGGCTTCAAGTCCGGCTACGTGCTGGTGGACTTCCGCCGGCCCGTGTGCATCGGCACAGCGTAAAGGAGACGCAGAATGGCATTGGCAATTGGCCTCGAGCGCGGCCTGAAAATAGCGTTCCAGAAAGCCTACGCCGACATGGTGAAGAGCCCGGAGTTCGACACCATCAAGGCGGTGGCAATGATGGCACCGTCCGCCAACTCGTCCGAGAAGTACGGCTGGCTCGGCGACGTACCCGCGGTGCAGGAATGGCTTGGTGAAGTCAAGGCGAAAGAGCTCGCAGAGTATGACTACACCATCACCAACAAGAACTGGCAGACGGCGATTCAGATCGACCGCAACTCGCTCGACGACGACCAGTACGGCATGGTCCGGGACCGAGTCCTTGAGATGCCGCGGGCGCTGATCGAGCACCGGTGGGAGATGATCGAAGACCTGTTTGCCGCCGGGACGACCGGACTGTCCTACGATGGGTCGGCGTTCTTTGCCGATCGCACCGCGCCGAACGACAACCTGCTTGCGGGCACCGGGGTCGCGGCAACGTCGACGATTCGCGCCGACATCCTGAGCGCCTTCGCCGCGATGTACAACTTCACCTCGGACACCGGCCGGGCGCTTCGCCTGCGGATGGACACCATCGCCTGCCCGGTGGAGATCTACGGGATCATGGTCGAGGCGGTGACGGCGGTGCAGGGGCAGACCTCGGCAAACGTGCCGGCCACGTTCATCAAGAACGTGATCCCGCTCCCCGGCCAGAGCGATGTGAACGACTGGTATGGGATCTGCACCAGCAGGATGATCAAGCCGTTCATCCTCCAGACGCGCAAGGAGCCGGAGCCGAACCTCGTTGAGGACAAGCTCAATCGGCAACTCGTGTTCATGGCGGACGGACGCAGCAACGCGGGCTACGGGTTCCACCAGCTCGCGGTGAAGGTGGTCAACAGCTGATGAACGACCGGCGCGCGAAGCACATTGCGATAGTCGGAGCCTTCGGTATCGGTAGCATCGGCGACGAGGCGGGTCTCGACACGTTCGTAGACCTCGTCGCGGACTTCGCCGCCGTTACCGTACTGATGCGCTGCCCGACAGACGCATATGCCCGCGCGCACGGCGTGCAGGTGCACAACAAACTTGAGCACGCAACGCGGGCGCAGGCCCGCGGGCGTGCCTTCGTCGGGCTCAATGCGGGCGACCACCCGCAGCCGGTCGAGGATATCCTTGCGCTGTTCAGCGAGTGCGATCTGGTCGTGCTCGGCCCGGGCGATTTCTTCAACGAGGATGTGCGGGAGTTCATGCGCGGCGCCGTCGCCGAGATGGCGATCATGGCGTGGCTCGCCGAGATGGCCGGAACGCCGTACATGGTGTATGGGGCCTCGGCACGGATGATCACCTCACCGATTGCGCGGGCACAGGCCCGATACATCCTGGAGCATGCGGCGGCGGTGACGTTGCGCGACGCGCGCAGCAAGCAACTGCTCGATCACGCCGGGATACGCGCAGCGCAGGCAGCGGCGGTGTTGCCGGATCCGGTGCTCGCTCAGCGATGCGACGCCGCCGACCAGCCCGTTCCCGGGCGCCTCGGCGTATCGGTGCGTTACCTCGGCTACAAGAGCGAGCCGGCGCAATGGAAGTACGACACGATCATAAGCCGGGTCGCCGGCCGGCACGCCGGGGAGGTATACACCATCCCGATGTTCGCTTCTGACTGCGGGTATCCGGATGATCGGATGGAGGCCGAACGGCTACTTCCTGACGCAACGCACGTGGATGCGGTCGGGATGACGCCGGAGCAGGCGATGCGCGAGTGGTCCACCTGTGAGCGGGCACTTGTCACACGACTGCACGCAGCGGTGATGTGTTACGCGCTCGGTGTTCCGTTCGTCGCCCTGGCCTACGAACAGAAGGTTGCAGGGTTCTGCGAGTCAGTTGGGGCGCGGTGGTTCTCCATCGCCTCGCGGGTCAGGTCG